TACTTACTACTAAGAAATAATCTGGATAGTCTTCTAAGAACTTTTGAGTTCCATCTGAGCCACCAAAGTCTTCTTGATATTTTCTTAATAAATCTGAATATGTCTGCAATGGAGATACATACCTAGGTTGTAACGGCAATAAACCAGAACCTAAGAATCTAAGTGTTATTAAAGCCTTTGCATCTGTTTTAGTTTCCCTAGATATTTCTGCCAACTCATCAGGAGTGGGTTGACGACCATTCTCTTCTTTAAATTGAAATAATTTATTTTCCATTATCATGGCAGTATCTTTATTCAATTGAGCCGAATTATCGTTAACATAGGCAACTAATGCCTGTCCACCTCTTCTTATAGTTGTTGGTGTAAGGGCTGTAAAAGAATTTGCTTGAACACCAAATGGACTAATAATTTCTTGAAGATATGAAGGTAGTTCGACACTACTTTTTTTAAGAATTTCATTTGAAATTGCTGCTACATAAGGGCTTGTAGAAAGAATGGTTCCACCTGTTGGATTGTAAGGGTTAAACCAGTTTGTACTTAATCGTGCCCTAACATTATCACCAAGCAGTGGTAGGCTAACTTCTACATATTCTTCGCCATTAGCATCTATTTTGACATCGGCAAGTCTTTCTGGAATTGCCATCATCTGTGTTGTTTTTTGGACAAACTCAGGATTTTCCATAAACAATCTACCGTATACACGATATTGTTCTACGAGAGCAGGAAAGAATGCAAATGTGTAATTAAAGAACTTAGGATAGTTCATATCTTTACTAAATGCAACAAGTTTAGTTTTTAATTCTTTCATTGCATACGCTCTTGCGTTTGCCTCAAAAACAGACTGTTCCATCTCGCTTAGTTTTTTACCTTGAGCATTTGCTACAGCAACCATGCTTTGCAATTTTTGTTCATATGCTAATCGATAATAAGGATTATATGCTAGTTTACTAGGTGGTGCAGTGGCAAGCCAGGCTACAACATCTCTAGTATACTTATTCATTGTCTTAATAAAGTTGCTTTGGCCCAGTAAATCAATTGCCATATCTGAGTTAACACCTGGACGGTTTAGCACATCTGGATACATTTTTTTAAGTTCAAGAGCACTAACTTTACCCTCTGTTACTAATTTTTGTAACTTAATGTCTGGGGCAAATTGGTTAACTGCTTTAAAAACTCTATCATAAATATACTCTGCGTCTGTTCTGCGTAATGACCGTTTTTTAGTAGGGTCGTATGCAAATCTATCAATGTAAGTTCCAAGTTCTTCACTCTTAATAAACTTAACAACTTTTGATTTAGGAACACCCTGCATTATTTTCATGGCAACAGGGTCGCTAGGTAAGACGTTTGCAAGAATATTTTCCCAAGACTTTAAATGCAAACTTTCATTTGTTAAAGTTGGTTGAATCCAGGTTCCGCCAGTTCTGTCACGACGAATTTCTGCTAATTGCAATTCTCTATTAGATTCTAATAAACCACGTATATCATCTCTACCACGAATTTTATCCATAGTTATACGGCCATAAATACCATCTCTATAACTATTAAAAGAGTAATCAGAAATAACAGTTGGTTTTCTTCCAACCCTAGGAGTAGGAATATTGCTTATTAATTCTGCTTCTTTAATTTGTAACAACTCAACACTTCTTTTAACTTTGGCCTGGTATTCCAAAGTTCTTTGAAGTTCTGGTTTAATTTTTTTAGGAAGTGTGCTAGGTATGTTTTTTTCAATACTTGCTAAAAGAGCAACACGGTCATCAAGTTCTTTTCTAACTGATTTTATGCTATAATTTTTATCTGTAATACCTTTTGTCCAACGTTTGATTTTTTCTACAGTATTACCTGAATTAGTAAAATCTTCCATTGTTTCTTTGCCAAAAGTTTTTACAACATTAAACCATTGTCCGTCAGCAGCAATACGAAGTGTGTTATCACGAGTAATGTTTAATGGGTACCCAATACGTGCTAAAGTAAAGTTTCTCCATATAGAGTTATATTCATCTAATAAAAACTTTGCTGTTACCGCTGGTGTTACTAAACCGCCAAAATCTTTATTTGCTCTACTCTTGAATTGTTTAAAAGCATTGTCAAGTAAAACTACATCTGGTAAATAACTTCCATTGGCAAGTTGAGATATTAAAACTGGGTCTCCAACAACTTCACCATTATCAATCATATAGGCTTTACCTTCAACGTTGGCTTGTTTTGCCAGTTGTTGATTTTTTCTCATTCTATAAAGATACTCATTTAAAACTATATCTTTACTAGATTCTGGAATGCCATACTTAATTGCTAATCGCTCAAAAACTGTTTTAGTAAAATCCTCAACATATTTTAATTTATCTCCCTCGAAACGAGAGTTTATAAATCTATTATATAGGTCTACTACTTCATCTTTTTGAAATAAATTTCTTTGAACGCCTGCTCTAATACTTGTACGAACTCTAGTTGTGGACTGAATTGGGTCATTAAAATTAACCGTGCTGTGAGGTGCATCGTCTGTGTATCTTTCAATAAGGCGGACTACAACTCCAAAAGTATTATCTTGAAATACTCTTTGGGTAATTTTTCCAAAATTAGTTTCTCTTTGGGTTAAATCAGATTTATTAATACCCAGTTTATTTGCTGCTTTTTGCATAGCAACATCATTTCTTGCTTTTTCAATAATTGGAAAAATAGAAACGGTTCTTTCTTGCAAAGCACTATTTAAACTTAATGCTTTATCAAGACCAGCGTATTTGCCTCTTAGTTCATCTAACTCACCAGCAAGAATTTTTTCTTTATCTTTATATGCTTTTTTAAGAAGTTTATTATTTGTTTTAAAGCCAATGTTTTCCATTTCGGCTTTATTTAATTTACTTTCTGCTCTAATTAATTGAGCATATGTACTTTTATGCTTAATTGCTAATTCATCAATAGCAGTAGCGTCACCGCGACCAATTCTAAGTAGTAGAGTAATTTCAGATGGAGATTTTCCAGCCATTAATGCTGCCGCTACATGTGATGTCTCATCACCTAATGAAAACTCTGTACGCAGTTTAACTGTTGCAGCATCATTTTTGCTAATAAAATCAACCATTGGAGTATATGCTGTTTGTTCTCCAGCAGCAGTTCTCTTTAATAAATCTACATCTTTGTTTAATCTTAATTGTATTTTTTCAGGGGTATCAAGTATGCTTTGTAGTTTCCCCCCAACAATACCTTGCTTTGCTGTTGAAATACCACCAACGGTAGCAGCCCTTGTAGTTCTGCCTGCAATCTGTACGCCTTTAATGCTTGGGTCTAATGGAATTTCTGCAAAAATATTAATAAGACCAGAGGTTACAGCCCCAATACCAGTATCTGTATTTTGTAAAGTTTTTGAACCTAAAACATATCCTGCTGATTTAACAACATCTCTACCAATATTATATTTTTCTTGTCCTTGAACAGATTGAGAGAACACTGCTGCTTTTTGCAATTCTCCACCCAAAGCACCAGATTCTGAGGCTGTTCTTGCAATTTTTCCGCCACCATAAAATCCAAGCACAGCACCTGCTGCTGCTAAACCGCCTACAGCGGTACCAATTCCAGGTATGACAGAACCTGCAGCGGCACCTGCGCCAATAGCGGCTGCACCACCTGCAATTGCTCCACCTATTTGAGCAAGTCCGGCAAGTAAACCTAAAGATACATTTGCATTTGTTGCTTCTCTAACAAAAGCGTAATTTGAACGAACACCTTTAGTAGGAGACATTAAAGCATTGCCTAATCTACCTTCGGTTGCTTTATCTAAAGCACCTATTGTATATACACTACCACCAAGTATTGCTCCACCTGCTGCTCCAGCGGGTCCTAAAACTGTACCTACTGCTGCACCACCACCAATTGCGGTTAATGGATTTTGAGCAGCGGCTCCTAAAGTATTTAATGCTGTTTGTCTTGTTTTTTCAACAGTCTGGTTCCAGCCTGGATTTGTAGTGCTATTATTTAATAATTCTTTTCCATCTTCATTTGCTGCTATAAAACTTGCAGGATTTGCTGGTAAATTGATAGCAATATCTTTAGCAACCCCATAGTTGACATAACCATGTGAGTTAAAGATTTTTACTGGACTATTAAGATTACTTCTATTCCAGAATAAGTTTTGTACATTTGCTATTCTGTCCCAAAGACTCATTATATAATTTGCCCTAAATAGTTTACAAATTCTGCTGTTTGCCTTGATGTACCAGGCATACTTGCCCATACCTGCATAAGTGGATATTGGTCACGAATAATATCTATATCAGGGTCATTAGAAGGATTTCTAGGTAGACCTTTAAGAGAGTTCGCTCCAGGCCCTACTGGCGCACCATCCATAATGCTTTGATTTTTATCTTGAGTCTCATCTAAGATTGATGGAATTGGAGTTTGAGTTATATTCTCTGTTAAACTAGGTTGACCTGCATTCATTTGAGAGATTGCAGCATTACCCGCTTCTCTAGTTTGATTAATTGCTTGATTTTGGCCGTAAGCAAAGCCAGTGTAATCACCACTAGTACCACTACCACCTAATCCATTAACATTAGCAGGATTATTTTGTGGGGCATTTGGTTGGTACCCTCCACGAGTTTCTGGTGAATTCATTGACGACATTTTATCCTCCTACTTAATTTTTCTAGGTTGTTCTTTTGATATATATGGACCTGCAGTAAATGCAGTAAGTTTAGATGCAATTTCCATTGCTTCATAAGCGTCTACACCAGCATGTAATGCACCCAGTGCATATGCTGCTCCAGAGCCTACTGCGTACACTCCATCAGAAGATTTACTTATTGATAACTCTTGGTCAACATCAAAGATTTCTCCACCAACAGCCATTATAAACTGAAAACGATTTTCTTTTGTATCTTCCTCAAAATTATAACCATTATCTGTCATACATTTACGAAGAGATGGCATTGCCTTTACAATCATAAAATGATAAAGGTCTTCTTTGTCTTGCTTGGTAGGAACTGGTGATTCCCAAATATGTTGGGCTATATCACAAGGTAATGTTTCTCCAGAGCCAGCAATCAAAAACATTCCATTTTCAGAAATCTTTTTTACTTCAGGATGTGTATAAATTCTACCTTCAGCATCAGTTGTTTGACTATCAGCAACTATGAAGCATCTATCTTTATGTTCTATACCTATAATAGTTGTCATTGTCCCCTACCTTTTTATCTACGTCTTACACTTCTAACGCTTGCTGTTCCTCTTCCTGTACCTGTTAGTCCAGAAATTAAACTCATAACATCTTCTTCTTGTTGTTGCTGTGGTATTGGAGAAGGAGAGCCTCCTACTGGACCACCAAGGGGAGCAGGGGACGTTTGCTCAACCGTTGGATTAGGGGCACCAGCAGGAGGGACCTGTTGTTGCGGTGCAAAGGTAGCCTCAATAGCATCTTCTAATGCTTGTCCCTTTTGGCGAGCCTTGATAACCGCAGCAATTTTATTTACCATGACTGACGGGTCTTGTCCCTGTGTTGCCATCGCTGGTATAGCCTGAGCCATTGCTGTAATACCACTGAGTAATGCTGTACGCATATCCTCAATTTCAATTTTTTCAAGTTCTTGTGTTACGTTAACTGTAAATGGCAACTCACGCATAGCCATGTCTTTAGATATTAACTTGCCTCCAAGAGCCTGTAACATAAAGATAAGTCCTTGGGCTGGATTAAGACCAGCGAGCATTCCATATCTTACATCGGCTGAATAATCACCTTTAATGTCTTTACTTGGCTTGTAAGTAATTTCATATGGTGAACCAGAATCTACTCCACGAATTGTTTTTTCATCAGAAAATATTAATTCGTCAATTTCAAAACAGATACTTATAACATCACGAAGTGCTGCAGCAAATATTGCCTGTGCTGATTTAACTTGTGTATCAAACGCTCCCATAAGAGCCTGTACACCTTGACCTGTAACAACAGAAGCATCAATGTTTCCAGTACGAGATTCTGGATAACGAGTTCCTACTCTTAATTCTTGATTAAGTAAAGTCTGTTCTGTAAATGCACCTTGTGGTATAGTAAGTTCTACTCGACGAACACCTGCTGGGTTGGCGGTGCGGATAACCGCATCTCCACCCAGTTGTAATTCTTGTACATCTTGTGGAAGTACAATAGGTGCCTGTACTGATTTCTCCGCTGCTTCCATTGCCAATAAGGCGAAACGGTTGCGGAGTAACTGAATTCCAAGTACATCGTCAAATTGTCCACGTAGTTCGCTATCAATAGATGGCTTACGTGCTACAATTATCATCATTTTCCCAAGCGGATTTGTAGCCTGAGATAATATTAAATTTTGTCTTGCTGGTATATAAACTGTTGATTGGTCTTTATCGTAGTACCGAATCATTTCTATCTGAGCATTTAGATTTTGTTCGTATCTATCAGGACCAAGTAGTTCTCTTTCATACTCTGGGAACTGACTTACTAACTCACCTAATGTAAGACTGTATCTTTTAGCAAATGCTACACAACGACCATAACGGTCAAACTCTGGATAAGAACCAATTGGATTTTCTAAACG